TGGGTGCTCCACTCCCACCTTTTCTTTTATCGTGTTTTCCTAATGGGTCTCTTCCTCTTGCACTACCATCTTTTCCATAGTGAGGGCCTTCTTTAGGTCTACCCGCTCCTGGCTGTCCGCCTTCTGGAGCTCCACCTTCATCTTCTAATTCGTGTCCAGTTCTACCCATAGCTAAATCACTTGGTGTTCCTTGTGATTCACCAGATTTTGCTGGATCGTTTCCTTCAGATTCTATCTGAGCTCTTCTAAATTTTTGTTTAAAATCGAAAACAATACCTTCATCTTCTTTTTTAATTTCATCATTAGTAAATCCAAATATGTTTCTATAAATCCAATCGGTAGAAACTATACCATCACTTAACATTGAAGAAGCCAATGCTGTTTTACTCGTCCACAACTCAATCTTTTCTTGTTCATATATCGTGGATGGGTTTGTTAATCCCAAATCGAAATTAACTAAATCTGCGTCTGTATATCCTTGTACGTATAAATGTACAATAGCAATCTTTGTTAATTCACTAATAATAATTCTTTGTATTCTTTCAATCGTTCTTGCAAACCTCACATCTTCAGCCGCTAAGGTTGCCTTTGAACCAACTTGTTCTTCATATCCAAGAAATGCTTTTGGTATCTTTAATGCTGCCATTAACTTGTTTCTCAAATATTCAATATCTTCTACCGCTTCATAAGTTAATCCAGGTAATGAATCTATTTGTGTTCCACTATCTCCACCACGAACTGGTACAAAGAAATCTTCAGTAATATTTTGCATATTATATTTTAAATTATAATCACCAGATTCTTTTTCTACTACGGGTGCCTTTTTCATTTTATTGATAATTTGTTGCATATAATTATCAACTTCATTTGGTGGAATATTACCAATATCAATTTTGAAAACTCTCTTCTCTGGTGCTCTCATGATTCTGTGAATCAACATAGCATCTTCCATAAGAGATAATTGTTTCCAAGTCTTTCTACCACCTTCAACCATAGCCTTACCATACGGTAAATAATTTGAATCACCTAATAACCTAAAATGAGCGATTTCGAAATTTTCAAATTCTTGTTGAGTGTGACTTAATTTTGTCTGATTTGGATCTGCTGATTCTAATACGAATTTAACATATTCTGGATTGTCTGGATCTATTCCTTCTAATCTCACAACATCATAACTTGATAAGGGAACTACATTTTTAACTCCATATTTCTCATCTATTTCTAAATGTAAAAAGAAATCACCATACTTACACATATTACGAACCCAAGACCATAAATTAAATTCTATATTCAATATATCATAAAATAAATTATGTAGTATTTGTTTTATTTGATCATTATCACTATTGATTGTTAAAACATCACCATACTCGGATTTCATTGTTGATTCATCTGAATATACATCCAGTGCTGATGATATAATGGAATCACTATCCATTGATTCATAATCTCTAAATAACCCTAACCGCATTGAGCGTACCATTGCGGTATCTGAATATCCAGATAATCCTTTACCCGTTGAAAACAATCGTTGATATCTATCCACTAATTGTTTTTGTGGTAAATATTGTACTTTACTCGTATCTGCTACTTTTAATCTTCTTCCGCCAACGTTTCTTACAATAACGCTGCCTGAAAATAATCTAGCTAATCGAGCTCTTATTGATTTGTCTGCCATACTTTCCTCTAATTAATTAACCATTCTAAAGATTCTTTTTCTTTATTTCTATTTCCTACATCCCATTGCCAGGCATCCTGACCAGGGTTTTCTTCTGTTAAATAAATACCGGGATTCATATCCATCCCTGTTAAAGTTTTCTTTTGTAATTCTATTCCTTCGGATCTCAACCTTAATGCTGTTTCTCTTATCCACAATCCAATACCAAATGACATTACTAAGTCATCATTATATCCCTGCATAGCTTCAGCTTTAGTTCCGTTATATATAAATACGAATAATTCATCAATTAATCTCTGGGAATAAACTTTAACTGACTTTTCTCTAAAAAATTCTTCTAATTTAGAAATAACTAACGGTCTTGTTTTCGTGGACATTGTAAAGCCAGGAATCATTTGTCTTTCTTGTCTATAAATTTTATTAGACATTTGTTTTTGTGTATCTACATATTGTAAATCTTTACTCATATAAAATAGGTTTTCATATTCCCTATCAATAACTTGTTGAATTGCTGCCCAACCAATTGTGGCATTTTCAATTACCAATAATGCATTGTTATATTCCTGAGATATATTTACAAGTAAGTTACCAAAATCTCTTGTAGAAATCTTACCTTTATATTCAGCTACTTGTTTACAATCTTCTACTTCCATAACATGAAATGCCGAGTAGTCGGTCGCATCCCCCCTACTAACATCTGCACTCACAACATAATCTTTTGTGTAATCTGGTTGTTCCCATATCCAAATATTATTATCAACTCCACGTTTTTCCATCGGGTCTTTTACCATAGTGGTTCTATATTCTTCTAAAATAACACCATCTACTACTGATTGTCCTGAAGTGACGAAATCACAATCACATTCTTGAGCTGCCATTGACGGCCCTAATAATTTATCTTGTTCATCTCTCCACTCTTGTTCTCTGTCTGGATGTATAGTCCAATGAAGTTTAATCATATTCCAATTATTAGTACCATCTTCAGCATCAACCCAAGTTCTGTGAAACCAATTTCCTACACCATTTGGTGTAGAAAGAGCAATACATCTACCACCCAATGCCAACGTTTGAGATGCTGCAGTCCATATTGAATCTATTTTAGGAATAAACGCCGCCTCATCTAACACCAATAAAGATAGTGCTTCTGAACGACCTGCTTCGTCTGAACTTGCTATTGCCTTAATTTGAGAACCATTTCTATATCTTAATGATAATTTATTGTCTTCTACACAATTTGCCTTTAACCAACTTGGTAAATTTGCGTGCATAACACGAACTTTTGTTACTAAATTTTTAGCAGTATCTTGTTTGGTGGCAATTACCAAAATATTCTTATCATTATGAAATGTCATCATCCATAAAGAGTATCCAGCAGTTAATGTACTGATACCTAACTGTCTTGCCTTTAAAATAACATTATATTCGTTTTTTAATAAATCTTCAACTGTTCTTTCTTGAAAATCATACAAATTAAATGGAATTTTCCCTTTTAGTGGGTGTTGAATTACGCAATACTTTCTTAAAAAATATACAGGTGATTCTGCACATTTTAAAAATTCTCTTTTTATTGCATTTTTTATATTTTGCTTATTATCCATTATCTAAACCAGTTGATACCTTTACCTATATTATATGCCGGTATTCCGACTATTCCTGCCCCATAGACAAAATATAACCATTTATTTTCATACCAAGATGGTTCTACTAATTTTACCTTCTTTTCTAATAACTTAATTTGTTCATCAGATAATTTAATTTGAGATTCATATAAAACTTTTAAAGAATCATCTTCTACTGACTTTCCCTTATAAATATCAAATAAACTGTCCTGATACGAAACTATTTTTGATAAACTTTCTACTTCAAATTGTAACTGTTTTATATTATTAGTTAAACTTATAGCATCCTCTTCGGTCAGAGTCATTTGTCCGAAAAGTGAACCAATTAGGAATAAATGTATTATCCATTTCATTAGTCAAGATTATTTTAATTATCTATGTAGAACGAAAACTACACCAGTTGCACCAATTACTACTTTCCTTACACCAATTGGATAAAGTGTTTTAGTACTAAGTTGTCCACTATCTAATGTTCCACCACTAGCACAATGGATTACTACGTTTGTCAAATTTTCAACAATAAATCCTGCACCAGAGTTTGAACCAGTTGCGTGATATGTTGTACTTGACGCTACCTCTGTTACTTTATTATAGTCACCCAGTGCTAAATTGTCTGGTATTGCCATTTCAATCTCCTATTATTTTTTCTTAGCAAATTCTCTTAAAAAATCTTCAGCTTCTGAAATATCTTTCACTTTCTTTACCTTAGAAGAACTTTTTTTAACATCTTCTATTTCTTTTTCGAGTTGATCTGCCTTTGCCTTTAAATTATCACTTTTTTTAGAAACAGATTTAGTGGCAGACTTAATTTGTTTCTTTTTTTTCTTTACATCTTTAATTTTTTTGTCTATCTTTACTATTTTTTTCTTTTTTATTTTAGATAATAATTGTGATAGTCCAAGAAAGAAAGTAAAAATCCAAACAGGGTTTATCTTTTTAAGAAAATTCCTGAATGATTCCCAACTCATTAAAGACCACGTTTTATTTTAGCAAAGTACCTAATTAAATCACTCTTATCTAAATTTAACGCCTTAACTATTCTTGCTAATGCTGCTACTTGTCTTTTACGATTAAGATTAGCACCTTTAATAGCATCAACTGCTTTATTTAAATATCTTTCAGCCTGTGCGGGAAGTTTGTAATCTTCTAAACCTTTACCTTCTTCCGTCATCACTTCCTTAATCTCTGTTCGAATTATGTTACGCAATTCATCTTGTGTCATAGTAAAATCTCCTAAGTATCTATGTTTACCTACATATAAATATCAATTAAATTGTTTCTTCTAACTTTTCTAAATATTCTTCAGCCTCAACTATAAGTTTTTTCATTTCTTCGCCGTCATCTCCGCCCCACTTTTCTTCATCTACCGAATAACCATCTGCCTTTACCTGATTCAAAAATGTAACCGCGTCTGGAGAATTTTTCCACTCTTCTATGGTCTGTTTTAAATCTTTAATATAAGACCGTTTATTTTCTCTAACTTTAATTTCTTCATATTCTTCATAAGTACCATTTATTCTCATTTTGGTTTCTTCTTTAACCACACAATCATGACACCTACTTTGTAAATAATAAAATTTAGTATCTAACCGACTTTTCATTATTTTATTACATTCTGGACAAAACCACGGCATTCTTGCTTCTTTTAATACATCTGCCTTTTCTGAAGAAATTTTCCGTTCTTCTTTCTCTGTTTCAGTAAGCCCTATTGTATCTCCTTGATATCCTACCATTATACGTTTTTCTGGTGTATTACCATCAAGAATTGATTGTAATGCTTCGTTTTGTCTTTGATTTTCTCTACTATATCCCATAATAACCTCTAAAAGTTTAATAACCCTAAAATTTGATTCACAGGTGCAAATGCTCCTGTGAACTTATAAGTATTACCTTTATACTTAAACACTATACCTTCTGATGGAACTATTGAAGATAATCCACCAATTGCTTCTAATTTTTCAAGTTGGTGTTTTAAAGTTCCTATTTTTTTAATATCTTTACTACGTTTTACCTGTTTTATTGCCGCAATTACATCTCTTCTTATCTTCTGTACCGTTGTATCTCCCGAAACTGCTAAGTATCCACTAATATTCTTCAATATTTCAGCACCTACATCAAAAAATAAAACTTCAAAGGGTTTCATATTTTGTTTTACCGTTTCTTGATGGTCATTTTTATCAAATGATAATACCCAATCTAAAAAATCAGGAAATTTCTTCAAATCTTTTTTAATCGTTGGTATCTTATATGACTTATCAAAGAACGCCCACCTTTTAGTTAAATTAATCAAAATGTTATTAGATATTTTTGCTTTAAGTTGTTTTGTTGCGTTAAAGATAAATTCTTCCCAAAATGATTGATGATACTTAGATAATGTATCATTATCCTTTAATGCATATTCTTTTTGTAATTTATTTAATCTATTGATAAATTTTACCTTCTTTTTTCCAAAATCTTGTACTTTAGATACTGTTAGAAATTGGGGTTTACCAATTTTATAATGTTTTTGTACATGCTGATTAACTTGTTTAATCATTCCTGCTAACATCCGTCCAGTACCTTTAAGTTCACCAATTGCCGCACCACTTTCATCATATTCAAGTGCTCCGTGAAATACAATCTCTGCTTTATCATAATTGATTACATTTGATGATGCTGGATAGATTACTTCAAGATTCATCCAATTCTTACCATTTCCAAAAATCTTTTCTTTTTGTTTATCATTCAATCTACCAATAGATTTACTTAAATCTTTCATTGCAAATACAAATGCATCTCTAATATCACCTCTACCTGCAAACTTGGAAGCAACTCCAGTTGTATCCATAGAATTTGCACCAAAATTCTTTAATTGTCCTTTGTTTCTTGCTGTAACTAACTTTCCATCTTTCCAACTAACCATTAAATTTTGACCATCAAGTTTTTCTGTAACATTATCTTCACGACTAAGATTTCCACCCAATCCTAAAGTAATAATGTTTTTTAAATCACCAAATGTCAAATTTTTATCATCAAAGGGATGATTCATGTGTCCATAGGCTCCACCCATTAATAATAACTCCTTTCCGTTATCTTGTTTATCTGTAACTAATAAATTTACATATTCTTTTAAATCAAAAATATTATCACCATACGATTTATCCATTGGTGATAATTTAAGCTTTTTTGCTCTTTTTGTATTTTGTCCAACTGTGTCTATATCAACTCCTGCCGATACAGGTGCCTCAACTGCCACTCCGGTCAAATCTTTACCATCAGGAGTAATTCCATTCCAATTAAGAACTTCCCAACCTAAACTACTCATTATAAATTTTATTCTATCTTTATATGCCTCTATTGGATTTGTCTTACCAAATCTTTCACCGTAGGCTCCAGCTCCTTTTTTACCATATGCCACTGCTGGAACTATGTTTTTTGAAGTTGTATAATCAAGTCCTGGATCCACTGCAGAATCACTTATAATATAACTTAATAACTCCCAACCAGTATCATTGATTTGTTCATGAGAATACATATTTTCAATCCAAGTTTTAGTAACTCGTTTGTAATCCTCGAAACCATCATAAAATGTGGGTGGGCCATCATCCGTAGGAAACATACCACTATTAGCAACTTCTTTTAATAATTTTGGTATAATATTTGGATTCTTAATTAGAAAACTATCGAATACTTCATATAATTTTTTAAATTTATTCGTCATCATTTGGAATACCCCTTTATCAAAGTATCCAAATGCCTTTTTAAATAATTTTTCTCTATTCTTTTCAAATTCGGGAGAACCAAGAAGTTCTCTCATCACAGTTCCACTTACTTCCTTTCCACCAACTCTAACTGATACATGAGGTGCTGTATGAATGTATCCGTGTTCCTCATATCCACTCATTTTATTTTTATTCTTTTTATAATCTTGATAATATGTCTTACCACCACTTATCTTTGTTCCACCTTTTAATCTATCAGCGTCTTTTTCACCAAATATGTAGATTACTGCAGTTGTTTCTTCATCAAATTTCTTTAATGTGTTTTTAGCAACATAGGGTGTTCTTTCTTTTATAATACGATTTTTAGGCACTCCCATTTTCACCATATGACGAACTTTTTCTTTAAAATTCATTGGATGTCTTGGTGGTTGTTTTATATCAGATGTAGTGATATATGCTACATCAACTTGTTTCTTTAACCACTCGTAGGTTTTCAAATGGTGGGGCCCAAACGGCTGAAACCGTCCACCGTATACACCTACGACTTTTTTAATTTTTGATTTTTCTTCTATCACATTAGTTGTGGCTTCACTTTTCTCACTAATGGAATATACAACATTTTTAGTATATAAGTCAAGCGTTTTATTAAGTTTTTCAACAGTCACTCCTGTATCTTTAATTGCACTTTTCTTCTCTGCCTTATCTGTAGTGACGTATGTGTTGTATTTATCACCTGGAGAATGTTCATATTGACGAACTTTTAATTTAATTTTTGATTCATAATCGCTTGGTAAAGTATTCTCAATTCCTAAAAATTTAACCGCTCCTGGTATCAAATATAAAGTCACTTCTTTCTTATTTAAATTCATCATTAACTGACTTGATGTCCAGAGTTTATTTTGTGCCCTAACTAAATCATATTTGGGGCCTTCATTTTGTTTATGATTATAAAACGATGGAAATACCTTCTTGTAATCTTTTTCTTTAGTTAATATCTCTAATGAATTATTCAATCTCACTACAGAAGAATGTCTATCTGTTCCACTAGTATATCCTTGTTCTGGATGATAAATCCCGTGATTTGACTTAACTACTGGTTGTTTTAAATCTTGTATTTTCACATAAGGACTAACTCTACTTGTATTTTCTATTTCAACTAATTTATTTCCATCACTAATTAATGTATGTCCCTTAATACCACCATGATATGTTATAAGTGATTCAACTGCATCTTTTAAAGTCGTTTTAGAAAGTGCCTCTCTGATTCTTACACCATCTTTAGACATAGCCTTCTTTTTCTTTGCTTTATCAAAATCTTTTTCATCTCGTTTTACGAATAATGCAGAATTTACAATTCCTATTCCATGAGAATTCATTCCTTCTGACCAATCTGTATCTTGGTCTATCATATAACATAACTCCACACCATAACCAGTTAGTTCCCTAACTACTTTTAGATTTGGATTATAATTTCTATCTCGGTTTTTACCTATTACAATATCATCACCAAATTTTTTGGCTATTGCAATACATTCATCTACTTTACGATATTCATCATCTTTTCGTTGTTTATCTAATTGTTTTTTTACTTTATTAACTTTCTTTACACTTGGTGCACCACCAATAGATTCTTTTCTAAAAGTTCCAAATTTTGGTTGACCTGATTTTTTTGTTCTTTTTCCACGACTAACTAAATTTTCATCATCTGGTGAATTAACGGGTGTGGGTGCCTGATTATCAAGATAATTTGGGGGATTTAACATCTCGGTTGTAATCTTTTGTTTATCTATCCACTTTTTAGCTTGTCTACTTTTGATTGGTTTTTTAATAAATTTACTAATACCTTTTTTCACCAACATATTGAATTTTTTCTGTGCTTGTTTTGGATTTAAGGTGGCATTATTATCAACTAACATAAAGTTAGTACCACCAAATAATCCTTGAAAATATGCCATATTTTTTTGAACATTATTCCAATACTTTTCTACAGTTTCAGATGGTAAAACTCTATCTCTCAATTTATTTCTCATTTGTGCAACTTCTAATGAGGTATTAACAAATACCATATAGGTATCATAACCTAAATCAATCAATTTTTTTCGTTCTTTTTTTACTTCCTTATATTTGTGGCCTGTACCATCAATAATAACACCAAGTCTACCTTGGGAATATAACTTTAATCTTTGTTTACTAAGTGCCTTCGCGTGAGTTCTCGTACCACTATAAGCACTATAACTTGGGTCTGTAATCTGTCTAAATAAATCATCTGACATATTATCTAAATCCGTTGTACCAAAGTATTTTTTCAGAAAATTTTCTAATTCTGTATCTTGATTAACAAGTTTTAATCCATGTGCGGAAGTGGTTAATTTATCTGGTATTCCAAACAAACCACCAGCAACATAAGTTTTACCACTGCCAGGGCCGCCTGCAAGAAAAACTGCTTTAAAAATACCTGGATCATTTACTCCTTCAAATAAATCATCGGATTTCCAAAACTTTGATGGGTCTTGTTCTAAATCTAAAACTTGTATTCTACCTTTTTTTATTCCGTGTTTTGATACTAAAATTTTTAATACTTTTTTAGCTTCAGAATTAGATTTAGCCTTTGTATAAAGTATTTCTTCTGAATTCTTTTTTGGTGGAATACCCCAAATTACAAATTCTTTTTTACTTTCATCTATAGTATCTTCATCAAAAATATTAACTGTGCTGTGGATTCTAAATGTAGCGGCCTTTCTACCATTGATAGTTGGCATACCATGGTCATCTTTACCAATACTTTTGATTTTCATTTTCTTGTTTTTAAATCTACCTACAAGAATAGTATCACCAATATTAACTGGTATATTTATATCCTCTTCTATCAGGGGTTTAGTTAACCATTCAGTTAATTTCTTCACTTATATTTTCCGTTAAGTTAAACTGAAAGTGCTCTCTTATACCATCCAAATATAAATCTCTCTTGTTCTGGTTTTCTATTCACTAAATCATAATAGTGTTTTAGACGATAACAACGAACTCTATCTACTGATGGGTTATATTTTGACAATGCTGCCTTAGTACCTGGCCCAAATCCTCCATCGACTGATATTTTACCACCCTTACCATTAATTGCACTTTGTAAAATCTTTACTGCTGTTCTTCTACCTTGATTTACACACATATCAAAATAAATATGTTTTAAATTATCAGATACATCATCTATTTTATTCTTATCCCAATAATCTTTTTTATAGATTTCTTTAGCACCTTCTTTAGTAAGGTTCTTGATATCTACATCAGGATAAAATCTCTTTGCTATACCAAAATTGGTTTCGCCCCCTAAATCACTCGGATCGTGAACATATCCACCCTCGTGTTCTAAAGTTAAATCAATTATTTCATCAAATGTAGTTAGTGTTTCATTATTTGCCATAAATAACCTCCGTATTAAATTAAATAGCTTTTTTAATATGTTTAGATTTTCCATTCGTTAATTTTTCTTCTTGTTTTAATTTTACATCAGGTTTCCCTGTTAATTTATATCCAAGAACTTCTGCATTACTCATCCGAACCTTTTCAAATTCAGCTCTGTCCTTCTCATTCAACTCTCCACCAAATCCTTCTTTAATAATAGATTCTAATTCTTCACCAATCATTTTATGTATATCTTTTTTTGTTATTTTCATTTTACTTTATTTCCTAACAATTTTACCCATTCGTCATATTTTAATGAGACTGAACCTGTCCTTATGTTTCCATAATTAATGTTATCCATATCTCTAGCTCTACCACCACCGATTACTTTCAATGCCCTTTTTCTAAAATCATTTGGTATTACATCTTTTCCGGATCTTGCTACTCTTACGTCAATCCAGGGATTGTGGTTTGCCTGTTTTATAACTCTAACCTTTACAGGT